GTTTCTGGTAGTTTAGCATATACCTTTTCAGATGAAATAAAAGCATTATATGATAAATTCTTTGCTGAAGATGGTTCTCTTAAAGATGAAAATAATCCACCACCACCAGACGTAATCGATAAAATTAATAAGGAATTAGAAAAAGGAACAACAACAACAGAAACACCATCTATGACCGATATAAGTGATGCATTATTATCAGAAGAATTTGACCAAACACCTGAAGAATTTGGTGATGCTCAAGCTGAATTTTTAAGAAGTAAAATAGGCACAGACGAGACTTTAGGTAAAGTAGCAACTAGATTAGATGAACTAGATAAAAGAGCAGGAGAAACAAGAGAAGATGCTCTTAATAGAGCTCTTATAATGGGTGGACTTACTATGGCAGGAACTGATTCTCCAAACTTTTTATCAGCTGTAGCTGAAGGCGGTATGAAAGGTGCAAAAGAATATGGTGATGAAATAGAAAAAGCTAAAGCCATTGAAGATAAAGCATTTGAACTTGATTTAGCTATTGCTCAAGCTAAACGAAAAGAAGATATTGCCATAGCAACTTTCGGTGTAAAAAGTGGACAAGCCGAAAAAGCTAGAAGAGACGTAATAAGATTACAAAATTCTAAAGCTAAATTACAAGGAATCGGTTTTGATATACAGAAAAAAGTAGCTGAAATTGGTAGTTCAATATATGGGCTTGGTCTAAAAACGCAACAAAAGATTAATGCGGAAATAGCTGCTAATCCAAATTACAAAACTGCAGAAATGACTCTTATAGGATTACAACAAAAACTAGCTAAAAATCCAGGTGATAAAGAAACAATAGAACAAATAAGACAAATACAAGCTATAATGGCAGGAATAGAGCAAAGAATAAAAAACCGTTATCCTGTATATGGTGGTAATCAACAAAAAACTACAACAAATATAAATGTTCCAGATAATATAGCAGATTTAATAAATCAAGTTTACTCTGGTGATAACACAAAAACATCTACTAATACAAAAACATCTGCTAATCCAAAAACAGAACAAGAAGAAGAAGACATGATTAGCAATATTATTGACAGTATTGGAGATTTCGGTGGTGATGTTATTGACAATGTTGGAGATTTATATGATTCAGGGGTGAAAAAATTTGAAGAGCTAGGAGAAAATCCTATAGATGGTGATGAATTTCTAAAAAACTTATTTAAATAAAGAGATTTTGTATGGATGTAAACAGAATATATGACGCTTTTCGAAGAGCACATGAAGCTGGTGATACAGAATCTGCCCAAAAACTAGCAGACTTTATAAAAACTTTACCTAGCTATCAAGCACCAGGACAAGCCCAGCAAGACGCAATTCAATCTCAAATGCAACAACTACAAGAAGACGATAGAGTTGGGTATTTTGAAGGTCTTAGAGGCGGCACTAAACGTTTATTATCAGACTCAACTACAACACTTGAATCTCTTTTTATGTCGCCTGAAGAAGCAGCACTTAGAGGTATAAAAAGAGGTGATGCAATCACCGAAAGACCTGGTACCAGCTTTGAAAAAGTTAAAGAACTCTACGAAACAGAAGGTCTTGGTGCAGCAGCAAAAGAAACTCTTGCTCAAATACCTGCTGCTTTTGGTGAACAAACTCCTTTTATTGGTTCTATAATAGTAGGTGCTAGATTAGGTTTAACAGTTGCAGGACCTTATGGTGCGATAGCAGGTTCTTTACTTGTACCCTTTTTACAAGCCTCTGGTGGTGCTATGGAAAGAAAAGCACAAACACAATTATCTAGAGGAGAACAAGTAGACATTGATAAAATGAATGCATATGCTACAGGTTTAGGTTCAGCAGCATTAGAAAGAGCAGCTTTAGGTTTTTCAGGGTTAGCTAGACTTTTTGGTATTAGTCTTAAAAGCACAGCAAAAAGAGAAATAGCTGAAAAAATAGCTAGAGAAAGTATAGCTTCGTCACTAGCTCGTGGTGGTGGTAGATTAATAGCAGCAGAAGTTCCAACAGAAATGGCACAATCAGTGCTTGAAAGATATTATGCTGGGTTGTCTTTAACTGACGAAGATGCTAAAAAAGAGTATGCGGAAGCAGCTTTTGGTGCTTCATTATTGGCTCCTTTAGGTATGTATCAAGGTGTTACCGCTAGAGGAGCAGCAAAACGTGGTATTGAAGCACAGGATTATTTAAAAGGATTAGAGGATGATGCATCATTAAAGAATATATTAGAGCAAGAAATATCAGATAAAGATAAACAAGAAATAGTTCCTAAAATAAAAAGTAGGGAAAAAGTAGAGAAGAATAGAGAAAATGCACAATCCGAGATAAATGATATTGAAAATGAAATTATCGGAACAGATTTAGATAACAATGCAGGTGATAATGTAATTTTTGATGTCCCAAACTTAAGAGGTGATAAAGATGATGGAACAGGAGATAAACCAAAAAGAGGTAGAGATGGCACTGAAATACCTAGCGAGTCCGAGTTTAACTACAATCCCAAAGAACCTGAAACATTTGTCGGAGATGCAGTGGATAATACTGAGTCAGATGTTGGAAGAACTGATGATACAGCAGGAGGAATCGACAATTCACTAAAAGTATTTACCGCTAAAAATGGTGCAAAATACACTGGGTTACAGTTAAAACAAAAAGCTGCAGAATTTTTAGAAACAACTAGCACTGCGGGGTTGGCTAATTCAGCTGCATTTCTTAATACGGTAAAAGCAGTTAAACAAAACTTTGGACAAGAAGCTGCAGATATTTTTTATGCTGAAGGATTACGTATTACAGACCAAAAAGTACAAGAAAAAATAGCTAAAGAAAATGCTGAAGAAGAAAAAAAAGAAGAAGGTCCAGCTACTCCCCAAGAAATTTTTGCAGCTAACAGAAGACAAAGGATAGCTGAAGAACAAGCTAAAAAAAATTTAAAAGAAAAGGAAGAAAGAAAGAAATTAGAAGAACAGAGATTTGAAGAACAACAAAACAGAGAAAATGAAGAACTTATAAAAGAAGCTGAAGGTCAATCGGATGAAACATTTATTGATAGTGTTAAAAATCGTGTAAACACAATACGAGGAGTTAATAGACAACAAGAGTTACCAGGTATTGAAACTATACAAGAGTTTAATGTAACTTTAAAAAGTCCTGTAATACAAGAATTTGTTAATACTTATAACTCTATTTTACAACGAGAGGGTTCTGCTGCAGCTGAAAGTTATCGTATAAATAAACTTGGAACAGACCCAAGATTAAAAGAAGTTCTTTCAGAATATTACTCTTCTCAAGAAATTATTCCCTCAGTTGAACAAGAACAAGATATTTATACATCTTCTAATTTAGATAAATTAAAACAATTTCAATCACAAAATAATTTAAACGACTACATTATAAGAAAAGATTTAGGTTTTGAAGGTAAAAAAGAAAAAATTATATCTTATTCTTTAGTTCCACGTAAAAAATTAGGTATTGATAAAAACTCAACAAGTGAAGAAATAAAAGAAAAAGCAGGTGCATATATAGCAGAAGATACACAAAGAGTAGGTAAGGAATATGGTTTTGTATTTGGCAAAAGACCAACTCCAGAACTTGTTGATAAATTTTTAAAAGATACTTTAGATAAAACAGAGTATGAAATTATAAAAAACAAAACACAATTAAAAGATATTGCTAGTAGATTTAAAAAACTTACTCCGCTTGAAAAAGATTTTACAGTACCGAAAAAAGAAGAACCAGAAAGTAATAGAAGAGTAAAAGAATTTAATGAAAACATAAAAGGACTAGAAGGTTATGGTGAGTTTATAAATGTAGGAGTAGATGTGGACCAAATATATT